CCAAACCTGGTGAACCACCGAAACCGGCAATCAACATTCTTGACGAACTAGCAGACCGTTTCCCCGCATACCGCGATTGGACCGTTGAGCAAGCCACCGGCTATTTCGGTGCCGATCTCATTCAAGTATTGAACGATGTTGCGGCAGGAAAATACGGTGTCGGCAAAGAGAAGGACAGGGATTCGATTGAGCGGGCGATTCGTGGCACCGATTACTGGAATCGGACGGAAGACTCGATTCGTACGTGGGATTCGTTGGATGTTCCGCAACGCAACAAGCAAGTTCAACAGCAGAAGGCGTTGCTCGCCCAATCGTTCGGTGAACTCGGTTTGGATGATGCGACGCTGACGGAGTTGGCTACGACGATTCAACGAACGGGTTTGAACGACTTGGGTGCCCGCCAGTTGGTGTTCGGTGCCGCGTTCACGAAACCCCGCACGGAGACAGGTGTACAGCCACGCCAGTTGGCGTTGGAGTCGTCGCTCGCTGACGAGATTCGCAAGATCGGCAAAGCGTACGGTTATGCGCCAGGTGATTTGGATGCTCAGATTGAGTCAATCCTCACGGGCAAACCTTATGGTCCTACCGGTGTCGTGTTGACGAAGGATGCGTTCCGTCAGAAGGCGGAGAAGTTGGCTCGCGGCAGTTTCAGCCATTTGAAGGATCAGTTTGATTCGGGTTTGTCGTTGGAGGACATTTTCGGTAACTATCGTGAGCTTGCGTCTCGTGTGTTGGAGGTTGACCCGAACTCGATAGATTTTGTGAAGGACCCCGACAAATGGTTGTCTGCGTTCGGTGATGCGAAAACGGGTCAGTTGTCGTTGTCTGATTGGGTGGCGAAACTGAAGTCGGATGACAAGTACGGGTATCAGTTCACGAATCAGGCTCGTCAGCAGGCTACTAATCTTGTGATGGAGATGGAAAAGGCGTTCGGGTTCCGACGATGATCACCGATCGCGGTTACGGTCAGATTGACTTGGCAGAAATTGGACGTCAACTCGAAGAATCTTTTTTGCAAATGACACCCGAACAGGTTGCGGCGTTCCGCCAACAGTTTGGTGATGTGTCTGGATACTTAGGGTACACTCCGCCGCCAGAGCAGGTCGCGCCGCCTGTTGACCCTTATGCAGCGAAACGTCGTTACTACACGGCTAGTTCTGAGATTGTCATTGAGGGTGGTCGCCGTATCCAAGTTCGTACTGACATTGACGGCAATCAAACTCGAACCGACATCGGACCAGCAACCCCGACCCCGACCGCATTAGACCCCAATGCCGATAGACGTGAAAACGCTTTCGCAATCATTACAACTTTTTTACAAAAAGCCGGACTGAGCGGACTTGAAAAGAACATTCGTCAAGCCTTATCGGAAGGTATTGAAGATACTAATGTCATCCTGTTCCGACTTAGGGACACGGACCAGTTCAAGAGACGTTTCAAAGCGAACGCCGCCCGTGAACGCAAAGGTCTACCCGCGTTGGACCCAGCGACCTACATAGGTTTGGAACAGGCGTATGGAGACGTTTTGCGAGCCAACCGTTTACCAACAGGTTTCTACGATTCACCTGATGACTTCAATGCGTTGATTGAGGGTGCTGTTTCTCCAGCGGAACTTCAATCTCGCATTCAGGAAGGGTTCGTGAAGGTGCGTGACGCCGATCCTGAGGTGCGCCGCCAGATGCAAACCTTGTACGGTGTCGGTTCGGACGAAGAGCTTGCCGCCTACTTCCTTGACCCTGAGAAGGGTTTACAGGCTTTGCAACGTCAGGCGCGGGCAGCCGAAATCTCGGCTCGTGGCAGGGAGCAGGGTCGTTTGCAGTTGACGGTTGGGCAGGCTGAGGAGTTGGCTCGACGCGGCATCACACCTGAGGAAGCACAACGCCAGTTCATGCAACGAGGAATGTTGGAAGGCTTGTATCAGCCGATGACCGGCGAGGAAGCCCTCACCCCTGAGGGTGAGATTGGGGCGATCTTTGAGTACGATCCTGTGGCGCAACGCCGTCTCGCCCAACGTAGGGCGCAACGTATCGGTGAGTTCCAGGCTGGCGGACAGTTCGCCCGCACATCGGGGGCTACTTCGGGCACCGTCGAAACGGGTGTCGGCTTAGCCCAATAGCCCTATTGACAACCACCCAGAGTGGTGTGCTACTCTCTGAGTGTCGTAAAAGATACAGCCGCCGAAGGTCCTCCCCTTCGGTGTGGGTAGAAGGAGTGAGCCATGTCAAACGTCCACGAGTTCGAACAAGAACCTGACGAGACACCGAAAGACCCCGTGCGGGCACGGATGAAGCAACTCGAAAAAGAGTTGAACGAATCCAAGCAAGCACTGGTCGAAGCGGCAGCCCTGAAACGAGAAGTGGCCTTCATCAAAGCGGGAATCCCGATGGATAACCCGATGGCCAAATACTTCGTCAAGGGTTACGACGGTGAAATCTCCAGTGAGGCGATCCGACAGGCCGCCGAGGAAGCAAACCTCATCCAGAAGGCTGTGGAGAACGCGAAAGCCAAATCCGAAGCCGACGCATGGAACCGCATCACGAAAGCGCAACGTGCGGGTGATACGAGCGATCCGGTGGTTGATTGGAACACCAAACTGAACCAGGCGAAGAACGAGCAAGAGGTCATGCAGATTTTGGCTCAGGCCCGACAGGAAGCAGAAACCATCTAGCCCGCAGTCTTGAAAGCTGTGGGAAAGGAAAACCACAGCAATGTCCAAGACACAAACGTCGAGTCTGTCAACAGACCAGACAGCATTTGACAGGATTGCGTATTTCGCGCTCCGCAGCGAACTCTTGTTCGACGCGGTTGCCGATGTGCAGCCTGTCGCACAATCCATGCCAGGTTCCAGCGTCAAGTTCACGATTTTCAACGACTTGACCGCCGTTACCTCGGCCCTCACCGAAGACACCGACGTGACACCGGTGGCCATGAGCGACAGCCAAGTCGAAGTCACCCTTGCCGAGTACGGCAACGCGGTGAACACGACCGCCAAGTTGCGTGGCACCTCGTTCCTCGATGTCGATGCGGCAGCGGCGAACATCGTCGGCTACAACGCAGGCATCTCGATTGACTCGGTGATCCGCGACGTACTTTCGGCTGGCACCAACGTCATCTTCGGCGGTGGCGGCGCATCCGATCCGGCAAGCCGCACCACGGTCCAGGTGGAAGACGTCATCGAAGCGAACGACGTTCGCAAGATCGTGTCGGCCCTCCGCAGCGCGAACGCGGTGTCGTTCAACGGCATGTACATGGGTTACATTCACCCCGACGTGTCGTTCGACCTGCGCCGTGAAACGGGTGTCGCCTCGTGGCGTGACCCGCACGTGTACAGCGACCCCGCCGGTATCTACAACGGTGAAGTCGGCGCGTTCGAAGGTGTCCGTTTCATCGAGACTCCGCGAGCCAAAATCTTCGAGAACGCCTCGAACGGTTCAGGTTCGGCGGGCACGATTGACGTGTACTGCACGCACATCTGCGGCCGTCAGGCTCTAGCGAAGGCGCACAGCGTCGTGGACGGCAACGGTCCGTTCCCGCGTGTCGTTCGCGGTCCAGTGGTCGATGTCCTCAGCCGTTTCCAACCGGTCGGTTGGTACTGGCTGGGTGGCTACGCCCGCTTCCGTGAGGCGTCGCTGCGTCGCATCGAGTCCTCGTCGAGCATCGGCGCGAACAGCTAGTAGCACACAACATTGGTGGGGGGCGGGGTTTCCTCCCCTGCCCCGCCCTCCCACTTCTGTTAGAATGTTGCTATGCCAACGTTCCGTCCGCCGACAGACAACCTGGTTCGTTACGCGGACCCGAACGGTGTCGGTTTGGGACACAGTTTGTTTCGGCATTTCGCCGCCGATCCGCGTGGCCGTAACGTCTACAAGTTGACGGACGGTACGTTCAGCGAAATCGACCAGCGGAATCCGAGCGATTTCACGATTCTTTATCACGGTGGTCACGACAACATTGTGACTGATGCGGAGGCCGCCGATTTGACTGCGGCTGGTTATGGAGCGTATTTGACGTGAGTTTGCAGGGCGAGTTGAACAGGTTGGCGGGCACGTCAGGTAAGGCGGCTCAGGGTGTGGCGAACACGTTGGCTGGTACGGACGGCAAGGAGTTGTTGGGGGCGTTGAACACGATTGCCGGTACGGTCGGCAAAGGTTTCGTGTTCGTTATGGACAGGA